GCGACCAACGCCTTTTTTTATTCCCTCGATATTTACAGAATATATTATATAGTTATAGTTATAACTATAAGAGGCCGCCAGGCTTGGAGTGCCTGGAACCCGAAAACCCCGAACCCCGAAAACCCGAATTATCTTTAAAATAACCGAAATTATTTACTTGCATTACTATGCAAAATATTGCAGACTATACCTAGTATTTATTAGGAAAGGATATAAAATGGATACTTTAGAACTAGATCACAAAAGCGCGACTAGGCGCGAAATAGAGAAAAGATTTGAGTTTCTCACAATATGTGGCGAGGCGTGTATTGAACCGTCAATTGCTATGGAAAACCCCAATATTGAATTTAACTACGCGATTGGCAACCTTGACGCCGTGCGCGATCATATAGAATGGGATTTTTGATATGAGAAAAGAAACTTTAAAAATCGCAACGGCGTTCTTGCGTGGCGTTCCAGCTCATGCGGCCAGAACGTCAACGGACGGCGAAAATGTTTTCTTGCATGGTCATTGCATAGCGTGGAAAGGGGGGAATGATGACGTGCAATTCTCCTTTAGAGATTGGCCTACTGTAACAACTAGAGAGCGCATTAATGGCGTTCTTGATATTCTAGGTTATAGTTGTTTTGGCGTATCGCAACGCGATGGTGAACAATGGCTTGTTCACAATGCAAAGAAAATCAGAAAACTAGCGACAACGGGCACCGCATTTTGCACGGGTGAGCTAGATGATATCACCTATTCACCACGGCGTGGTAAATAATGATGAAGAAAAAACTCTATATATTGAGTGACGGATGGCCTGCATATTTGCAGGCCGACGGCACCTTATCGGATCATCCAGATCCAGATCAAGCGGATCTCGGATGGGATAGCCTCGAACAAATTAAAGAATGGGATGAGGACGTGAGAGAAGGAACAGAGGCCGACGAAAAACATTATGAAGAAGTTCGGAACCTATCATCATAAAAAACTTGCCCTGGCGTTCGCGCCGGGGTATACTGATCCCAGGTTGATGAGCCTAGCAGCGTTAATACCAGGATCATAACATTTCTAAAATACTATCCTTTCTAGTTATGGTTCTGGTTAACGCTCCAAGACCCCAACCCCGAAACCCGAATTATCCCGAACCCGAAAAGCCCGAAACCCGAATAGTTATTGTTATGGTTATAGACCGGGGCGACCTTGCCCCCGGATCGTGGACCAGAGATCCTCGAAGCCCGAACCTTGAAACAATGGTTTTAGTTTTAGTCCTTGTTCTTTAACCTCGGACGCCCGACCACCCTCAAATAAAAATAGACCTCGCTCCCCGACCCTCTTTACTAAGATGAAATTTAACCCTCCCCTGTGGAAATATGCAGTATTCCACGCGATTTGATGCGGAGATAGATTTACGGCGTTAGCTTTGGTTATTTTTAGTTCTAACCAAAAAGGTAGATTATCCCATATAATATGGACATCGGGTATTCCGCCACCATGACGATTTTCTATGCGCGTTGCAAAGGCTTTAGGCGGTAGATTTTTCTTGATTGTCTTCCAAAAGTTCGCTTCTGGTGTTGACATCTTTTACCTCAGTATATTCGCCCTCGATAAATGCTTGGGGATATTGTTTTTGAAGTTGGGCTAATCTTGCGGTGATATCTTCACGAGAAAGATCGTCTAAAGAATGTATGTTTTCGCGCCTATCTACAGTCAGACCGCCAAGTGCAGAACGTATCTTTTCAGCATTAATAGCAGACGAAAATTGACCAGCTTCTTCAGCTCCAACAGACAACTCATGTAAACGCTTTAATTGACCAATGATTGTAACGCCATATCTACGCTCTCTTTCCTGTCGGAGTTCAGTAATGTACTCAACAACGTGCGGATACTTTTTACCACTCAGTAAAATGCTTGCAGATACTTTTGCCACTTTTGGGCTATACCCGGATTTCCGCGCACATTCCGCATTAGAGTAAATACCCTCAACATAATACCTAGCGAACTCCTTTTGTCGGTTCGTTAGTTTACGTCCATGTTGTTCCTCGACATCCCTTGAGATGGTATTTGCAGTGCGTGTTACCATGAGTTTCTATATATAGAAGTGGGACAAATAAGGCAAAAACAAAATTTTCGACAGGTAAAAAATGTTCTAATACGTAAAAGAAGTGGGACAAATGGGACAAATGGCATAGAAGTGGGACAAATGAGTTTCTAAGTATATAAGGCTGAACCTCTGTTTTGTAACACTTGTAACACTTGTAACACTTCATATTTTATTTTTTTTTATTTTTTTTTTTTCAGCTAGAAGTGTTATAATGCAACTCGTGGGACAAATGGTACAACTTTCCTGTTTCCTTACTATCAGCCACTTTCTCTGTTCTGTTCTATACTACACGGATAACGCACAACACACTTGTACTCCGCAAGGATTTGTGCCATAAATAAGTATCATTTATGAAAGGATAGAAAATGAAGCTAGAACTAAAAAACATTAAATACGCTAATTGGGCGTCTCAAGAGACCGCTTGTTACGATGCTAACTTATATGTAGGTGGCCAACCTTTTGCCGTTGTTTCAAATAACGGACATGGTGGAGCAGATTACGTGGATCGTGATCCAAGGTTCAAGGGCATTTGGTCAGAGACGCTAGAAGAAGTGGAGCAATATTGCCGTGAAGCGTACAAGTTTAAGGGTTACAAAGGCACTTGGCTCAATGGCAGTTTGGAGATTGCGTGTGGAGCGTTGTTAGATGCTCATCTTAATCGCAAGCATTATAAGAAGTTATTGCGTCAAGTTTGTTTTCTTACGGAGGAGGGTGAGTTGTTGTCTTTTCCTAAGAGAATAAAGCCAGAGCCTAGTATCTATGACACGATACGCGAAGCTCGTGATGATCTAAAGAACGTGACATTTTTAAATGAGCTATCGTTCGATGATGCGGTAGCCAAGATTAAATCAGCGGAGGTGTAATATGGATCTTTTCAAAGGATATTGGGAAGATTTAACTATTCCTAAAGAGTGGGAGTGTAATGCTTTTCATCACAACACCGCTCCATCGTGGGTTTTTGGCGAACTAGAGTTGTTCGTCAATCACCCAGACGGCTACAACACGGAGGGCAAATTGCCCTCTGGCACACCTCGTTTTATTATTATGAACGAGGATAAAGAAGAATTTAGAACCAACAATTTTAAGGACGCCATTGAAGTGATGTATAATCACGCATTACGGAATGCTTGCGATGCGTACTATTGGGATTGTGTAAAAGCGAGAAGGGAGAAGTATAATGGTCAAGATAACAGTAATAAAAACGTCTGATGAGCGTAGGTGGTTAGACACGCTTTGGAACGCTTTGTGGACATATCGTGAGGACAGTATTCCAGAGGGTGATGTAATGAATGACTCTGAGTGGGACGATATTTGTTTTGCGATGGCGAGGATTAAAGAACGTTTAGGATTGGAGGATCAAGATTATGGGTAGAATGAAAGCATGGTTAATGGACATGGAGGAAGATGCTACTCACATGGACAGAGGTTCGTGGGAAGAGAAGCACGGTTCATCGAACGTGGATATATTTCATGGTGTACAAATGGATATGTACGAGCATGAGATAGAGAATGCGTTACAGAAAATGTATGAGTGCAAGAAGGAGATTAAGGCATGACTGAGGATATAGAAGAGAAGTTGTACATGGATCTTTTGGATTTGTGTGAGAAGTATTCTGATGAGTTAGGTGTTCCAGATTTTGCTCATTTTGTTACGAGCTTTATTGCGAGAATGTGTATGGACTGTGCACCTAATGAGATGTCGGGCATTTTAATGATGCTAGATGCGATTACGGATAGCGGTTTGAAATACAAGCGTGATGCAGATGATTGGAGGAATGACAATGGATAACCATCAGTTTGATGAAATGGTATGTGCTAAATGCAGTAGCGATCACATATCAATTAATATGTTTTTTAATGTTTGGAACAGCTCGTGGGGCACCTTGGCTGACGGTTATTGGTGTCATGAGTGCAACAGTGGTGATTATGGTTTCTGTCACATAGATGATTATCAGGAGGAGGAATGATGTATAGACCAGATCCAAGAGATGCGATGATTGAGGGCTACACGGAAGCCTTGGATGATTGCAAAGATATCGCTGAAAAGACGTTGGACACTTTTCTTAAAACCGCAAAAACGATTGATGAAGAGAGGACAATTCAAAGAGT